CCTCGAAGCTCAATAGACCGATTGACCAACCATTCAGAAAGGCTAACTTCCGTTTTATCTACCATTGGTTGAGATTCCATATGGTCGTTAAGAAGGCTTTCCCCTTGACCACTAAGATCATTAATCTTTTGAACAGAGATTGGAGTATCTATCATGCCATTGTGGTTTTCATCCCACTTGACGATAGAGGTACAATCGCTTGGATTAAGGTCAATGATAGTCGTGTCATGGCTACTGGTGTCCTCACTTTGTATGATAAGAACGTCGTTAACAGAGTTGCTGCTTGGTTGAGGAATGCTATTAACGCTAGTGGAATCCTCCTCAATGTTAATACAGCCACTGATCTCTTTCAAGAAGAGTTCAAGGTCGTCTGTATTATGGAAAGTGAATTTCACGCTTAAGCCTTCTCGTTCTATCGCAAATTCTTCAATTTTCTTCTTAGGAGGAGGTGATTGTGTTTTCATGGATTTCGTCTCTTCAATTTGATTGATTACTCTTTCGAGGGTTGTGTTATGAATTTCATACAATGCTAACATTGTAGGAGAGTTTTCTAGACCAACGCTATGTAGTGAACGACCATTACCAAAAGCTTTCCTTAAACTTTTAAGTGGTAGAATTAAACTTGGATCCATTGAATGTTGTTCAAAGATCGCAAATAGTTTAACTATCTCTTTAAAGTAAGGGAGGTTTCGTGTATTGTTTAATTTCATCACAAACGCAAGTAGATCTATTCCTGTCTTATCGATTAAGAGATTTTGATAATCTAGCATAAATTCTTCAAACTCTACCTCTTCAGATTCATTCTGATGACGTATGCGTTTAATTTCTGCCTCGATATTCGTTTCTTTCTCTTTGTAGTATAAACCAGATAAGATTCTCCACATTGGAAACTTAGCTACTTTCGATTTATCTTCATTGTTATTCCAATCTTCTCTGAAGTAGTAATAACCAAGGAATGAAAAGAAATCAGAGCTCTGTTCTTGCTTAGACTTGTTAACAACTAGTCCTAAGTCAGCATTGCATTTCTCATACAATTCAAGATCTAGTTTACAATCTGAAGCGATTAGTCCATCATCACCAAAGCAATAAATTTGATACTGCATAATTAAACCACGATTTTGTTGGATTTTACAAGAATATTGCAAAGCAATATAATTGCATATTGTTCCAATTATCGAGGTCCAACCATCCCCAGAGCATAATCCATGTGTAACACTACACTCAATTAATCCAAAAGGAGTTAACAATTTACCATTACGGTAATAATCTCCCAAAATATTATCGATGTATGCGTGTTGCGATGGATGAGTGATAGCCTTTAAGAACTTAATGAATGCATTAAGTTGGATTTGCTTAGCTGTTATATCAAATCGACTCTTGTCATCAGCGAGAAACTCATCAAATAAGAAGATTCCTTCTTGTTCAAATGTCTCATGAAGATAATCTGATCCTTTGAATCCAG